GCACCAGCTCCAGGACCAATAAATACGTTTGCTTGACCTGTAGTAAGGTTTATACCTGCTTCAACACCAATAGATGTATTATTGTAAGAATTATTATTTACGTTTCTTAATGAACCTGAACCTATAGCTATGTTGCTATTACCATTTGGTGTTCCAATTCCAGGTCCAATATATAATGAACCTGAATTATCAGGTCTAAATACCCAATTCCAAATATCATTACTAATTGATAATGAACCAGAAATACCAGCAGAGCCAGTATATGGGAATGGACTACCTGCTGGAGCATATGATGCTGAAACAGCATTTTGTGCTTGTGAAGCTGATACAGCGTATGATGCTGATGTAGCTATGCTCGCAGTAGACGCGTTAGTAGCGTTTATAGCGTAAGAACTACTTGTAGCCGTGACACTATATGAACTTGATAAAGCCGCGTTACTATACGAGGCAGTGCCTTGTAGGCTACCTGTTAATCCATTAGCAAAACCAGCAGAACCAGTAACTTGTAATGAACCAGTAACTTTAACTAAACCAAATAATGTTTGAGTATCTAATGTTGGACTATCACCTAATTGATTTGAACCTGAAGTAAAAATTGTTGATGATGAAATTGTTGTTGTATATAATAAATTAACACTTGCTGTGCCTGTAATCAATACGTTAGAGGCAGTTACAGTAGTAAATGTAGGACTTAATCCGTTTGCTATAGTTGAGGCAAATGAAGCTGTAGTAGCATTAGCTGCTTGTGAAGCTGATAAAGCATATGAAGCACTTGTTACTGTGCCTCCATAAAACGAAGCAGTAGTTGCGAATGATGCTGATGTAGCATTAGTAGCAAACGAGGCAGTACCTAATAGGCTACCTGTGAACGAACCTGTAAACGAACCTGTTGTATTAGTTGGAGCAAATGATGCTGATGTAGCATTTAAAGCAAATGATGCGGTAGTTGTTAATAAATCTGTATTAGGATTATATCTTAAACCAGCATCTACTTGAACATTACCTGGTCCTGATGTATCTACAAATAAAACGTTGTGTTGTAAATTTTGTGTGGATATGCTAGTAGATACTGCGAGTGCTAATGATGCTGTTGTAGCAAATGAAGCCGAAGTAGCGTTTACTACGTTGTTTATAGTTAAGGGGAATGTTGTAGCATCGCCCTTGGTGAATGTTACAGTTGCGTTGCTTATAGACGCTGTTAGAACGTTATTTAACGCTAATGATGCGGTTGAAGCAAATGATGCTGATACTGCTGAACCAGTTGCTACTGTTAGAGCAAATGTTGAACCATCACCTTTTGTAAATGTTAATACGTTATTAGTAGCACTACCTGTTACCATTAATGAACCTGTATTTACAGTTGTAGCCGAACCTGTTGCTACAGTAACTGTAAACGTTGAGGCATCACCTTTAGTAAATGTAATTATGTTATTAGCAGCTGAGGCTGTAGTTAGTAAGGATGCTGTTGATACAGTTGTTCCTGCGTTTAGAGCAAAGCTAGCAGTAGTAGCAAACGATGAACTAACAGCATTTAATACATACGAGGCAGTAGTTGCTGTATCGGCTTTTGATGAGGTAATAGCTAAACTACCTGTTATTTTGTCTCCTAAACCATTTTGTAGTTCACTTCCACTTATTTGTGTTAAAAATTGGAAGGATTGACTAATGTAGAGGTTGGTTAAATTACGTCCCATATTATATTTTAAAAATTAGATACATTGTTTTGATACGACCTGTAAGGGTATTGAGGAAACTGAGGATAACGAGAATCATAAATCGGTAAACCACATTCACGAGCTTGACCCGCGTGATAACCTCTTCCATTACGTCTCATAACAATTGGTGATTTGTATTGTACTCCAAAATCAGGATACATTTGTTGAAGTTCTACGTTACCATTTAATTCTGGATATAATCCTTGTTTTTGAATTAAATAATTAGTTAAACGCTCTTCATAAAATTGTTTTTTATTTTCAACAGATTGACGTTTACGATTATACCAAGTACCATCTACTTTCTCACTATTTTCACCACCTGTTGGTGATAACAAACCATTGTTACGTGGACGAACATAAATGTCCTCTAAAGCATAATAGTAAGCAGCATATAATAAGGCATTTTGTACCCAATTTAATACTAAGTACTCATAATCACCTGCTAAGGTATTAGCTTTAATTTTAGCTAAAATAGCCTCATATAATTTAGTACCTAAAATACGCTGCATTTCAATGTCCTGTGCTTCACGAACAGCGTTCTTCAGTAATTTACTATCTACGTTATTGTTTATGTCAGTGAATTGACGTAGGTTTTCTTCACTGATAATGAATACATCAGTCATTGTCTTGTTTTTAGTTTGTTAAGATGCTACTACAGTACCTTGTGGGTTAATAACTGTAATTGCTTGAATTGTACTTGCTGTAACAGCAGTATATGTGGTTCCTCTTGGTAATACAAATCCTGCTACTCCTAAACCACTACCTGATATAGTAATATTAGCATCAGCAGTAGCTATAATTGTAGTAAATGAACCAGTTACAATACCAGAACCAGCAGGTCCAAACATTGTAGCACCACCAAAAGTAAGTGTTGTACTACCTGATACTGCTGTGTATTGAGTATTTAAGTTATAGGCATTATCATAACTACCTGTTGCCCCAACAGAAAATAATAAACCAGTAGAAGCTGAAACAGCACTTGTAATACCTTGTATTGCTGAATAAGCAGTAGCACTATTAGCTGTTGAAGCACTTACATTAAATACCGCAGAGGCAGTAGCTGTAAAGTTAGCAGCACTAGTAGCAAATGGTACATTATTAATAAAAATAGTATCTGCTGTATTTGATTGAGATACTGAACCTGAATAGAATACAACTTTAATTCCGTCTACGGAAAATGCTGTAATAGCTGCTTCTCTTAATGAGGCAGTAGCTGAAGATGACACATAAGTGTTTAAATAACTACCTGATACAAAACTAATACTGAAATTAGTAGTTGCGGGAGTAGCTAGTTGTCCTGTATTTGCGGGAGTAGTTCCGCTGATTACTTGAATTGGCATAGTTTTATATTTTAAAGTTTTTAGTTAATTGGTTGTGTTGTTCCTTGTTGATTTACGTTTGGTGAATTTACTACATCAGCACGTTCAATTTGTGCCTCTAACATATTATCTTCTCCTACTTCGCTGTCTTGTCCTGTAACCACATCAACAACTTCCTCATCATCACTATATAAGTTTAATTGTTGAATACCTAAAACATAATCGTTACCAAAATTAATTTTTAAAATCTCATCAAAACAATCTAGGATTGCTTGTTGAAATGGTTTAATTACTGTATTAGTAAATAACAAATATGCCTCGCTAGTTTCTGTTCTACCACCTAATTGACCTTCGGTTTTAATACCTAACATCATAGGGGAAGTAATACGGTGAGCTGTTAATATTTTTTGTGTTACTAAGTCATTTATAGTTGTATAGTAAACATCTGTTCCATTAGAGGAGATAGGGGTTATGACTGGAGCATTTTCTGGACTATCAACGTCCATATAAATTAAGCTACCTGCGTTTTCTGTTCCACCATATTGGTTACGAAGCATTATTTCTATTGCTTCTCTTTCTTCCTCGTTGGCATTAGTGAATGTAGTAATAGCCAAACTAGGTACAACCCCATTACTAATGTTGTTAAGGTGGAAATTATCAATTTGTGCATCTAATTCAATTACTTTTAAAGCACCTACATAATCAGGTACTGGATAATATCTCATACCTGGGCGGTATGCTTGATAAACATAAACCTGTGAAGGTTCATCTTGTTTTTTATTAGGATTATATGCTGGTAAGTAAGGAATATCAGTTAATGATTGATTAACATATGAGTTAATACCATTCCATTCATCCCAAATATAGTATCCTGGTACCTTGCCTCTAAAGTTTTTCTCTTTAGCACGCAAGTATGAAAAGTCAATATGATATACTTCTGCTACTTTGGTTCTGTCTTTACTCCAGATAATCTCTAAAGCAAATCCACCAAATAGTTTTAAGTCTTTAGCTACTTTCTTGAAAATATCGTTCCACGATTCATTTTCATAGTTAGCAAAATCTAGGGTTTCTGGATTAGTTGTTGTTAATCCATTACCAATAATTGAGTCAACGGTTGCGTTAACACAAGTTCCGTGAATTGATGAATAGTTCATCAAATCAATTAATTTGTTTGGAAAACCATTATCACTACCAAAACTAATAAAGAATTGGTTTTTACGTTCAACTAAACTAATACGTTCATTAGTTGCATTGTTACGTGGGATAGTTTTAAATGTATATTTGTTACTCATTATTATGGATAATTATAGGTAGTATAAGCACCTCCGTCTGTCGGTGATAAATATGTGGTTGTAGATACCTGATTGCTACCTGAAATAAATGCTCGTTCTGTTGATAATAATTGTGTTTTAGTATATGCTGAACCTGAACCTCCACTCCATAATATGTTAGTAGCTAACCACTGAGTTGCTTGTGTTATCCAAGTTCCTAAACTACCTGTATTAGCAGTAAATTGCCAAATGTTAACATCGTATTGACCTGATGCTGTTGGTAATGTAGAACCTGATACTTGAAATACTAACCAAGGATTAGTTAAACTTGGAGTATTAATTAAAGTAGCAATTACATTATCTTTTTTAGAAAAATCGTATGACTGAGTAAATTCAAGTAACACTTGAGTTGTACCAAGTGATGCCGTTACGTCAGGGTAAACCGCACTTGAGTTTGCTGTGGAAGAAACGTTTAGTTGGAGCATAGTTTACTTTCAACCAAGTAGGGGGTTAACACAATAAGTGCAACCCCCATTTCGGTTTATTTTTTAATTAGGATGGATTGGTTGAATAAGAGGTAATTGTAATACCACTTAATGAACCAGTAAAGGAAGTAGCTGAACCACTAACCTCACTTGCGGGGTTAGCTTCGTTACCTGTGAAAACCAAGTTGTAACCGTTCAAATCACTGAATGCAGTTCCAGTTGCACTGGTACCACTCAATAACTGAGCTCCGTTTACTTGGCCCATCAAGAACCAACGAGCGGCTCCGTTTTCACTACCATTATTAGTTTCAATAATAATTGATAGGTTAGGGTTTTGTGCTAATACTCTTACTTGGTTACGAGTCGCAGTTTGCA